GAGTGAAGGCATGCAGTGATCCTTCACTTACTTACTTGGTAGCAATAAGATGCTTTTTTTTAACGAGACACTGCAATTGTTAGGGTTTTTAATCGTTTCCTAATATTTGCATATGCCGTGGTGTATATCATGCCTTATAATCAGTAGCGCGTCGGATGTGTCGCAAAAAGTTTGACAAACCACGTCGAATATAGCGCCCGATGAGTCATCATGTAACTATAGGCGTGGCTTGGATCGATGAAAATCCAGTTCGTATCCAACAGCGCTACTACGAGTAAGACGTGTTCTGTGTGTTCCGCGTGTTATTCAGAATAAACTAAAGCCGAGAGGATGGCTTCTGAGGCTAAAATGGCGCGCACAATGCATCCAGAAGAACATGCGGAATCGGGGCGGGGCCCATCGGTGCTGCCGTGTTTTCTGACAAAGGAAGTGTTACCTACGGACCTAATAATCTACCTCGGTAACTTCATGAAGTTTGAAGATTATGTGCGCTTCATACGAGTCTTGTGGCCAAACAATGACGAAGACCAATCGGTTCGGCTGAAATTGTTGAAAATGTCTGCCCAGCGGTTACGCTGTCAGTTTATTAATGGTAAATATCTGGAAATAGAGTATAATTATGATACCACCAGGACGTTTTCAGAGCAGCTTCTCATCAACGTAAACACTTTGCTGCCGGTGTTTGGTGGACAGGTCCCTCCAGACACGGAACGATTCATGAAAGCGGACACGATCAGGGATTTTGTGACGACGAGCGTTCGTTTAAACGAGCTTCACAACTATTTATACGCCTCCTGTCCGTGCCATTTAGATGTCGACCCTGAGGCCGCTCGAGAGTTTAAAGCGCTTCCAGATAACGAATGTACAGACCGTCACTTCCATCACTTCTGCTCGCAGCATGTGGATTATTGGTTGTTCTGCATGTTGGAGTTGCCGATTAGGACTTTAGAAAAAGGGACGTCATTCAGTGAAGATTTGTACTCAATTAAGGTTAATTTTGCTCGTAATTCACTCTACTTCCAAGGCAAGAATGAAGTTCGGTTCCGACCAACCAGCTACTTCACATCGCGTCAAGAATTGTTGTTGTGATTTACGGTAGTGATGGTGAATATGCTCACGCCAGTGGTCGTCGTGTTTTTGTTCAATGTGCAATAGCTTTAAGCTTAGTGTAAAAGCAATTTATGTAATTGTACTGTAACACCTATTGGTATAGCGTAATAAAATGATGTAAACAAATGTTTATAACGTACGAGAAAATTGGATTATATCGATTACGCATTCTGTTTTCATGTTCACTTGTATATGTATGGACTCATGATCTAAATAAATGGCAAAACTAATTTGAATGAATTGATTTATCAACTTACTCTAGTCGCTTTGCGTGGGGCCGCAAGTCCAGACCAATGTTTCCTATCACACCCTAAGTTATACTGACAGGGAGTTGTTAGTGTATATGTGAGCTCTCAGGTGAATCAAACCCGAGGTTAATTTAAATAAATGAATATCTCTAGATTGCAGTCGCTTTGCACAGTTGCAACAGTCTAGTCTGGGATTTGTTATCACGAGAACAGCTCGTGTTATCGTGAGATTACAGTGAGGCCTCTAAGAGTTTAACTAAGTCTGCGAACTTGTAAGAACCCCAGCAAGAAGAACGAGGCGCTTTGGTACCTTCACATCTGGAGCCACATCTAATCATAGGTAAATTGTACGCAGCCGCTATAGTTCGTAGAGTTCTTACCAGTTTTCTCGGTCTGAAGTAGAAAGCCTCCCCCCCCCCTGTACCCCTTTCATGCCCGCGTCCCATCTATTCGCAGTTATGAGGTCCCAGGAATAAATGAAAATAAAGCACATGGTTTATAGATCAATTTATTTGAAAATACGAGTAGATGGGAGGTATTGTGCGGCCTCTACGCTTAATGCTATCCCGGCATGCTGCGAGTATGCTGGGACCACGAAGAACATTTCCTGCGCATTCTTTAGCAGAAACTCCGACATAGGTCGTTCGCCTGTATGAAAATACTCCCTGTCTTCTGTGTACAGAAGTAAGTAGTGCTCGGCGATTTCCTCGTCGAAGAGTTCTCTGGATTCTCGGTACAGTATGATAGTGTGGAGATAATGTTGGAGCCACGAGACAACGTGGCCCCAACAGTAATGATGGAAGTGCCGACGTGGGCACTGGACCTCCTCCGGCTTGACAAACGATTCATAAGCACCCTCATAGTCGTCAAGCAGGTGACATGAGCAGCTGGCGTGTTCGCGGTTGGAGCACATGTTCAGGTGAACGTGCATGACGACCAAGTTGTTGAGCTCTGATATGCTTGCGTATTTGTTCATCCCTGGAAAGGTGATCCCGCCGAGTACGGGCAACAAGCAGTTTACATTGACGAGGATGCGATCTTCTTTTCCTCTTGAGGCATCAAAGATGTACTCCACCTCCAAGGGTTTCCCGTCGAAAAACGTGGCTGTGAACGTTGCAGTTGACAGCGCCAAGAATTCTCGTAGAACAATGATGCGCTTACCATTGCCATCCGCAATTTCAGAAGAGTCTTGTAAGTTCATCGTGGTTCCACGATAACTGCTCCGGAAACAAGTAACTTTATGTTTCTTGAAACGTCGTAGAGAACTGTTCAGGTTGCACTCGGTGAATGTCTCTGTGTTGACTAAATTCTATTGTCCATCGGCTTTTATTTTAAACCATGATCTTAAAAGTCCCGTTTTGTAATAATGCATTAATTTGCCATTTATTGTGTTCGGTTGTGACAAGCCTGTTATTTTTATGGCTTTTGACATGCCATAGTGTCACATATTGGTGATAATCCTCACATGATAACTCCATTACAACGCGCGGAGCGATTATATTACCGTTATAAAGCTGTATTTTATCAATAAAGCGTATAGATTTGATCTCGTTTCGCAAATCTTGTTGATGTCATGCAACTGCCCATTCACTTTTCGGCTGGTTATCGCTAACGTGACTAGTGATCGTTGCATTGAGTGCGTGATCGCAAATGGAGCAAGATGCACCGAATGTGCCGTTGTTAAGAAAAATTGATATCCATATCTTCCGAGCGAATTCCCGTGGCCTACACGAGCACGTTGCAGCATGCGATAGCAGGCGAGCAAGTTGCGGCATCCGATGGCGAGCAAGCACGTCCGTGATTGTGCACTGGTGTCGATATCGCATAGCGAGATGCAAAGGTTGGGGTCTTGGGCAAAAAAACCCAGTATTTCTTAACCGAATCAGTCGTGTCATCCCATCATCGTTGCAGCAGCCCAACGCCAGCAAACATTGTTCCGAACGTTATCACCCAGAGTTTTCTTCTGCACTCGGTGTACCTCTGACAGAGTGTACCTCTAGTAGGTTTAAGCGTAAATGCATGCACATAAGAGTTATCGAGCTTTTTTATATTTTGTAATAGATTCTTATGTATTATTAATGTCTATACTTATTTTCCTATCCTGAGTGCATAAGGTGGTTTGCATGAAGCATTCGATAGCTATGACTTCAGTTGCGAGCGTTCGTATACGTGCCGTTTGTTCACTAACAGAATCTAAGTTGTTAGAGGTTAGCGCACACATACCGATAACGTGTACATACATATGTGACATGAATGTGTACGTGCGACATTTGATATCATGCTGAATTGGAGTAGCAACTCATTATCATGCTTGTGGAGGCAACGGTTATCATATAGTACTTGTTGTTCGCATAATTTTCTTGAATTCATCATGGGTTTACTTATAGTCGATAATAAAAACGAAACAATTCCATTCGTAGGTCGTTTGACGAGCGTTCCAGGAAAAAATATATTATAAATGTTAACGCACCGTTTCTTAAACTTTTCCGGGCGTTTTGTATTCTTTTAACAAAAAGTTCAAAACATTTTTATATTATTTGAACTTGCTCACCAGCATTTACGGCACACAGCTTGCCTGCCGTTTCTTGGCGGCCGTGCTTGGGTCATGGCAGTGTGCATTTTTGTAAAACAGCATGATGAGGTGCTCCAGTTCGCTATGACAACCAACGGTCATAAATTTGTTCACAATGCGCCGTTCATAGTTCCGCGTAAAATACGTCATACTTATATGTAAGCTCCATTAACTTTTGCATGTTTGGTAGCAATTACAGAATGGAATTGTTATCAGGGTCGTTAATGTTCCCATATTCGGATGGGGTCGTAATATTTGCAAGTGCCGTTGGGTTTACCCTCCATTGTCATAATGACGCACTTCGGCTGATGAGGTATTATAATTACCTGACTGATGTGATGAAAATATAGTTAGTATCCCACTGTTCTACAAGTAAGACGTGTTCTGTTTTCCCGGGTCCTCGAAGTGGTTTTTGCGACTAAAATCGCAATGAATCCAGAAGAACACGCAGAATCAGGGAGCCGATTGGAGCGGCCGCACTTTCTGATAAAAGAAGTGTTATTCCCGGACATGATAATCCACATCGGTGACTTTATGAACTTTAGAGAATATTTAACCTTCGTACGAGCCTTGTGGACTGAATATGACGAAGACGAATCGATTCGGAAGAAATTGTGGAGGAAGTCTACCCACCGGTTGCCCACTAAGTTTATTAACGGTGAAGATCTAGTAATAGAGTACAATTATGACCACACCAGGATGGATGACCAGCGGTGTCTCATCAACGTGAAGACGTTGTTGCCGGTGTTGGGTTTAATGGAACTTCCATTCCCGGAAATCTTCGTGGACATAGACCAGCTCATGGCTTTCGTGTCGGCGTCCGTTCATTTGAGCCAGTGTCACAACTATAAAAACACTTCCTGTCTATGCCATTTGGATGTCAACTATATGGTAGCTGCAAGTTATGAACCGCCTCGAGAGATCGAATGTGCAGAGGGCCACTTCCATCACTTCTGCTCGCATCATGTGAATCATTGGTTGAAACAAGACTTGGAGGTTGAGATTAAGAAATTGGAAGGGGAAGAAGAGAAGATACCAAATAGGTGGAAGGATTGGTTTCGTAAACCACCCTACTTCCGAAACGGAGTACCTGTATTCCTTCATCCCCCTTTTTAAGAGCCCTTTTAGAATCGTCACAGT